AGGGGTAGTTCGCGGTGTCCGGCATCGAATGTAGCCGAGACCGAACTCGACCCCATTCCGCACAGTCCGTCGCGCCATTTTGGTTCAGTGAAGGCTCATCGTCTGATCGTGCGCGAGCTGCTGCATGACGACCCGGTTCCGGCCGGTACGTTTTGCCGCATACAGCCGCTGGTCGGCCGTGCGCAACAGTTCGCTGATATCCCTGCCGTCGTCGAAGGTGACGCCGCCGACGCTCACCGACACCCGCCGCGTTCCGCCTGCCAACGCCAGGTCGGTTTCGAAGACATTGCTACGGATGCGCTCCGCAATGGCGGCCGCACGTTCCTCCGACGCCCCCGGCAACAGTACGGAAAACTCTTCGCCGCCGATACGGCCGACCACATCGAAGTCCCGAACCGAATCCTTGATCGCCTGCGCGACCCTGGCCAGGGCAACGTCGCCGCTATCGTGGCCGAACGTGTCGTTGATCTTCTTGAAGTGGTCGATGTCAATCACCAGGAGTGCGGCCTTGGCATCGGTCCTCTTGTGCTCCATCCGGTCGAGGTAGTTCTCGACGATGGCCACGAAGGCGCGGCGGTTCAGAAGCGAAGTGAGTGCGTCGGTCGACGCCAGTACCATCAGTTCCCTGTGCGCAAGCGCCAGTTGGCGTTGCTTCCCCAGAAGGAAACCGAACAACGGGATTCCCAGCACGAGCGGGATGAGGACATTGTTGATCGGCCTCTCACCCCAGCCCCATGTACCGGTGTCCGGGGAATAGCCGTCGATCGCGAAGGCGACGGCGATGCACGCCAGCGTTCCGACCGCGGTCCCGGACCAGACGCGGCCCCAGCCGCAGGGTGAGAAATCGAAGAGCGTGCTGCGCATCATGGATCCGAGCCCGAACCGTGCCGCAGCATACACGCACGAGGTTAATCGAGCGTTCGGTTCGGGCGGCAAAGCGGAGCGAATGCGCAGCGGGCGCTCGACCCGCCCGAAGCGGGCTCGCTTATCAACGGCGAGCCTCTCGGAGCCTGCTGGAAATTCAAGGGGAAAAGGCTGGTGCTGCGAGAGAGGATTGAATTTTCGAATTCGTCAACAATAACAATGGTGATGTGACACGTTTTGTAACATTGTGACGGACCGAAAAATGGGCTTTTCGACCTGTGGATAACCCTATGCTGACAGCCATCCGAGTATGCCCGCCAGCACGACGAGGATCGCGAACGCAAGGAAGAGCCGGCCGATATCAAGCGTGTTAGCGGCGCTTGAAAGCTCATACGACGCAATTTAGGGTTTGCATCCGTAATACCGGGGGGCAAATCCTTGAAGCGACTGATACTTGTAGCGACAACACTGACGCTAGCCGGATGCCAAACCGCCGCCTTCGGCTACAAGACAGACGAAATTCTTGCCGCGCAACGGCCCGCGAGCGAACCGGAAGTTGAAGGTGTAATCAACGCTATGCGCGAGCACCTGTATGATCCGTATTCGGTCCGGGACGCCGAAATTTCTAACGTCGTGACGCTAAATAGCGTGCCGGTGCTTTGCGTGAAGGCGAACGCCAAAAACCCCATGGGAGGTTACATCGGACGACAGACAGTGATGGTCTACTTGCACCAAAACCGGCCCTACATGGTATCGCAGGCCGCGTATGCGGTCGCCGGGTGTAACCAGCTATCCTACAGGCGGTTTGTCGAAGTTGAGCGACTTCAAGCGCTGTGACGCTCAGCGGGTAACCTACACCAACAGCCATCCGAGTATGCCCGCCACCACGGCGAGGATCGCGAACGCCGTGTATAGACGACCGCAGACTGTGCGCTATCAGGAAACCGGCACGCTACCCCGAATGGCGTGCATGTTTGATAAGAATCGCTCTAGCCAAGGCACTTCGTGATATTGATATTGAAGGTATTCTCCCCGGCTAAATTCATCGCCAAATTCCGGTTTTTGACTACGATAGAATAATCTCTTTCCGGAATATACTTTTGTAAGAGAGTTAAACAATTCGACATAGTAATCATCCAGTCGACACGTCACAAATCGTGGGTATGTGAAATATCGCGTTGGCCTCGAGTAAACAAGCGTCATGACCGGAGTTATCGGAATAACAGATTGCTTGTGACCCACATTTCCCTCAGTTGCCATGTTTGTATAAAAGCCATCTCCAAATATGAATTCCTTACTATTCGTATATGCCAATATATATTTACCATTCTTGAAATGATTACCAACGTATCTAATTGCAGACCGAAGGTTTAGATTTATTAGATTTTTATCTACGTTTGGATTCTCGATGCCGAATAGAGATTGATAGTATTCTGTTGTCTTTAGTATAATATTTCTATTTCTAGGACACCTAACAACCAGAGAAGCCATTAGTTGACCTATATCCTCCAACAAGTCATCGTTAACATTATGTGAAAGGAATTCCGTTTTATTTATATTGCATTCTTCTATTGGTGCCTCGAAAGATAATAAATCTGGAATGAGCGAAGGTATCCGATTGTCAACTTTTTCAAATTCAGACTCAAAGGAGAAAGACCACGGGCCATCAATCTTGACAGCATGAGCATTCGTTATCGCACCGAATTGATCTGGCGACGATCTGCGCTCGGTGCCATCAGGATTGATTGCCGTGACGCCGCCGCCGTTATCCTCCCAAAATTTTGATAGTCCTCTGGGCCACCAATGATGCAGAGCTGTCTTCAACTCCTTTGCCATCCGACTCGCGCTCCGACTTGCCTATTCATTATCAGACTACAGGCGAAAAGCCCGCCGAGTCTCCCCGGCGGGCTCTTGTCATAGTGGCGGGCGATCGGCCGCTAGGCGATTTCGCCAAGCCGCGCTTCGACTGCGCAGATGATCCGCTCGGCTACATCCGTGACGTTGACGGCCGGGCCAGTCGCCGCGTCTTCGATGATGCGCTCGATATCGACGCCGAGCATGAAGCGCCGATAGACGCCGTCATCTTCGGACGAATCGGCTTTGCCGAAGACGATGCCGGTGGTCGGCTTCGTCTCTTCCGAGAACCGGGCATACTTGCCGGCGTGAGCGCCACTGATCAGCTTGCGGAGTTCGGGATTGATCGCCATCACGCGGCCTCCTCGCCAAGATCGGCGTTCGTCCAGAACTCCGACGATCCCGGCCATGAGGCGGGGCGAGGCGTGTAGCGAGCATCATCGTGCTCTTCCGACTCGACAGCCCGGTGCTTCTGAAGCTCGTCATACCTGCTACGAACCTCTTTGAGGTTGTCGAGCCGGTAGGTGAGTTCATCGATCATACATTCCATCTCGTCGGCGGGATTGTCGCTCTCTTCGAGTTCCTCGATCCATCCTTCGAAGGCGTAACGCAGGGTCTCATAGCCGCCGCCGTCTGCGAGGAAGTCACGCGGCGTGATCACCACCACGGGAGCACCCGTGAAGGGATCGAAGTGGCCGTAACCGAAGCGAAGGAACTCGCGAAAAAGCTCCTGCTCGGTAATGGTTGCGGAGGTGGCGGGTGATGACGTATTCTCTGACATAGGGTTCTCCTGTGTTTGTCAGATAAGGGGAATTTCTAGGCGCGACCAAGGATCGACGGGTAATCTTTCCCTTGGTCGTGCCCCTAATGCGCAGGCGATAGTCCGTGTGATTTGTCTGCTCTGGTTCGTCAGCCTCCTTTCACCCGGTATTCGGGCATGGTGTGCCGCACCTGCTTTTCGAGCCGGTCGCGAAGTCTCGACAGCCGGACGATCTCAGCAAGCGCCGCCTTCTTGGCGGCCGGGTCGGACAGGTCGCGCGCCTCTAGTTCGGCGATCGCCCGGTTGATCTCCTGAAGCTTGTAGCGGTTGATGATGCCGGCGAGGCCGGCAGCCGCATCAATGAGGCAGTCGACGATCAACTGCGCACGCTCAATCGAGTTCTTGGCGTCCGGCAGATCGAGCCCGGCGAGGATATCCGGGTATACGGCCGGGCCATCGTCCTTGATCGTAGGCGGGACGATGTTCGCCATTTCAAGCGGGGTCTCAAAGGTGTCCTTGTTGCCGTCGTCTTCGTAGAACTCAAAGAACGGCTGCACGAGGAACGGCGTCGTGTCGTCGCCGTAGTCCAGTCCGCCGGTCTGCCGTTGTTGCGCCTCTTTCGCCCGTTGCCGGGAGAGTCGCTTACGTTCTGCTGCCGTGAGTGTCATGAGTAGGCTGCTCCGCCGCTGTCCGTGTCGCTGTCTTGCCGCTTGTGACATTTTATTGTGGCGGAAATGTGGCGGATCGTCTCCGGCCACACGTTCCCCTCTTCCCCGAGCGTCCGCTTCACGCCGTCCGCCTCGAATGCGCCCGTGAAGGCGTCCGGCTCTAGATCGGCCAACGCTTCGACAAGAGCGGTCCGCTCGCCCGGGATCAGCCGGGGAGGCTCGCCGGTGATGACGGCCTCGCCCATGGGCACGCCGCGCGCCCTGAGGGCGGCCGTAAGGGTCATGGTGAGCTTGTCGCGCGGGATCGATCGCCGGGGGTTGTGGATCGTCCGGCGGCTCGTGCGCAGGATCGTGACGAGCCGATCGACAAGCGCCTGATACGCGTCGGCCGGGAGATAGACTTCAGAAAGTGCCATGACGTTCCGCCTGTGTGCGAGGAAGTTACGGGCGCTTTGTGAGTCAATTCGGAAGCAATGTCTAGCTTAAAAAGCACTGATGCAATAAACTAATCGCTGTAGTTAGTCAGTCTTTACTGAACTGTATTTAGCTTTTTACAGAATTCTGCAAGAAAAAAACCCGCCACGGCTGACGACGTGGCGGGTGCAAGGAGAGATGCCGGTGTCCGGTTCCGGCCTCTACATTATATCAACTTCTCAGCCGGCGCGCATGTCGACTATGCCGCTTGCGGATGCGCGGCAACGGCCCGGAAGGCGTCTAGCAGGCGCGCGAAGTCGTCGCCCGTGAGCGGCTGGCGGCGAGGCGATGGCCGGGTGCCGGCGGTCCAGATCGGCAGGATGCCGCCATCCGTCAGATCAGCGGCGATGTCGTCATAGCTGCCGCGCCCGCCGCTGAGTTCGTGCACATGGCGGACAAGCGCCGCGTGCTGGCGCGTGGTGAGGTAGATCTTCCGGGTGCGGGGCATGGTCATGTCGGTTGTCACCTTTTCGCTTTCGCCTGCCGGCGCCGCGCTTGTCGTAGCGCGGCCTGCTGGCGCCTGTGGGCCGCCTTCTGTTCGGCCGTCATGTCGGCGAGCTTCTGATAGGGTCGCACGGCCTCGCCGCGCTTGGCCGCATACTGTTCGCGCGCCAGTGCGGCTTTCTCCGCCTTGGCCTCTTCGGGCGTCCGCTCGCGACCGTAGGGGCGCACGGCGCGGCCCTGCTCGCGCATGATCTTTTCCCGATACTCGCGCCGGGATTCAGCCGTAGCCGGGTTAACGACGCGATCGGCATACTTCCGCCAAAGCTCGCCACCAACGCCATACTTCTTGACAGCGTCGGCAATGAGCTTCCGCCGCGCCCCATGGGCTTCGTCGCGCTCCCAGATTTCGAGCGCGTAGAGATCGCTATCCGTGATCGGGCCAAGGTCGGCGAGAACGTCGCCGGGCTTGGCGTCGGCCGCCGGGGCGGTGTCTGGCGCGAGGATGCGCTGTGCACGGTCTTCAAGCTCTTCACCCGTGAGCGGAGGGTTACCCCTGGTCATGACGTTCCGGACGGTTGTTTTCGTTTAGCCGGAAGATAGTCACGCTTTTCTGGCGGTTCAAGACCATACCGGAAGATGTCACGTTTTTCTGGCTAGGCCAGAAAGTCGAGCCGGAAGGGTCTGGATTTGTCGGCGCGTTAGGTGCGCCAGTTTAACCGGGAGTGTCTGGTTTTGTCGGCGCCGGGCGCCGGGTTAACCGGGAGAGTCTGGCCGGGAGAAGCGTCGGACAATCCGTCACGCTTTTCGGGTGAATTTCGTATATGTATATATACCTATTAGAAGTAACTAACTATATCCTAAAACGGCCAGAAAAGCGTGACATCCTTACCGACCCTTCCTCCGGCTCGACTAACTTTCCTCCGGCTAACCTAAACACTCTCCGGCTCGCCTAAGATTCCTCCGGCTTGGTGTGGGTGCGTGGCACATATGAGGAAGCTACCACCGGGCGACGGGTTCCGGCTCACGGCAAACCATGCCGTTCCGGCTCACGCGAAACCTGCCGCGAAGTAGGAATAATTTCCTCGGCCCGTAGAAGCCCGCTGGCAGGCCTCTAGCTCGCCCGGCCCTCGGATACCAGAGGATGCCCCAACGCCTGCCAGCGGCCTCGCCTGACTCGCTGTGAGCCTATCGCCGGCCCGACCCTACGTCGCGTTGCTGAAGCTCTCGACGAACGTGGCGGTGATCCGCCAGACGCCATCAACGGACGCCTCCCACTCGGCACAGGTCCACTTCAGCGGCGCCCCGTGCCCGGCCGGCCGGTAGTAGAACGGTTGCGTGCCGGCTTGGTCGGACAGGAAGTCGTCAATCGCCTTCATCTGCGCTTCCGTCAGACTGTCCCAATTAAGCGACAGCGTCTTGCGCATGTGGTTGATGCCGTTCGGCGACGGCTGGGTGTAGCCGTCGCCGAACTCGGCTTGAAGCAGCTTCAGCTTGCGTTTGATGCCGGTTCCCGGCGAGGGCGCGACGGGCGGCGTGAAAGTCGACAGTGCCATGTCAGCGCCGCCCCATCAGGTTGCCCGGGCGGGCGAGCGTGCGAAGTTCAGAGACGACCAAGCCCCTGACGACGCCCTCGACTTGCTTCGCGATGGTCTTGCCAAGCTCCTGATCAGCTTCCGGCCCCCGGCTACCGCCCTCGACATTGACGTTGATCGTCGGCGCGACCGTGACGCCCGGCGAGCCGATCGCCGATGCGAAGGCCGGGGCGTTCCCAACTGCGCCGCCGTCTGCGAAGGCAGCGATACGATTGTCGTTGACGGCCTCTAGCAACGCCCGGTGCCGGCGCGTCGCGGCGGCGTTGATGACGAACTCGCCGTCACTCAGCCGCGCCGGAATGCTGTCGCTGGTCGACGTGCCCGGCCCGCGCACATAGCCGCCGCTGGCAAGCCGAAGCCCGGCCCAGGCATCGCCCGACACAAGGCCGCCGCCGCTGAAGCCGAACACACTCATGAGCGGCTTGACGATCATCGCTTGAATAGCCAGGTCGGCGAGTTGCCCGGCGAGCCGGCGCACCATGTTGCCGAACGCCTCGCCCGCCGTCGCACCATTCAAGAGGTCTTGCGTGAAGCCGGACAGGGCGCCAGCGGCGATGTTGGCGAACTCGCGCTTGGCGTCGGTCGCCTTCTGCTGCGCAAGCTCTTCGGCGTGTAGAGCCGTCATCAGCGCCGTGATCTTCGCCCGCTCGTCATCGGTCGCCGCCGCGCCGGCCTGCCGAAGCCGGTTCGAAATCTCGCGCTGAAGGTCGGTCGCGCCGACAAGGGCCAACTCGCGTTCAAGCTCGCTGATCAGGTCGGCGACGGCCTCCCGCTGGCGCTCGATAGAAGACGTGCCGGCCTCCCGGCCTCCCGTCGCCGCTGGCGCCGTGTAAGCGGGCGGCGTGTAGGTCGACGCCCCGCCGGCCGGGGGAGTCTCAGCGGCCTTACGGCGGGCCGCTAGCACGGAAAGGATCAACTGCTCTTCGGCCGACAGCGCTTCCATGCGCCGTTCGTGCACCGCCAGCGCCTCGCCGATCGTCGACTCGCCGATGCCGGTTCCGAAGATGCCGTCGCCCGCGCCCTGTCCGTTGCGCTGGCGTTCGCGCAAGTCGGCGATCTCGCGCTCGACGTCGAGCCGTTCCCTGCCGAGCACGGCGAGCTTTTCGTCGAGCGCGACGGTGCGCTGCGCTTCGAAGCCGTTGAACGCCGAAATGAAGTCCTGCAGCGACGATGCCGCGTCAACGATCGCGCCCTTCAGCGCCGTGCCGACCCTCTGCGCCACTAGCTTGAACTGGCGATCGACTTCGGCCGCACGGGTGATCACGTCGTCACTCAGGATATTGCCAAGCCGGTGCGCTTCATCGATCGTCGCCCGGATGCCGGCCGCGCCTTGGTCCAGCAACTCGACAAAGCGCTCGCCGCCAGTGCCGCCGAACAACTCGTCAGCGATGCGGATTTGCGCGGCCTTGTCGAACTTCCCGAGCCGATCGATGATTTCGAGCAAGAGGGCGGACGGGTCGGCGAGCTTGCGCTTCAGTTCTTCGGCCGTGTAGCCGAGCCGGCCGAATGCTTCGGCGGCCGGCCCCTTGCCGGTGATGGCGAACTCGTCACCGCGTAGCGAGAGCTCCTTCAGGCCGTCGATCAACGCATCAACCGGCACGCGCGCCTGTTCGGCGACGATCGACCACTCCTGAAATACCTTGGCCGACACGCCCGCCCGCTTGGCTTCGTTGCCGATGGTGGCGACGCCCGCCGCCACCTGTCCAAGCTGCCCGACAAGGCCGGCGATGCCGCCGGCCGCCAGTCCGCCGACGAAGGCCGCGCCAAGTCCCTTCAGGTGCCCGGCAATACGTGCCGACGCCGCACCGATGGACGATTCCATGCGCGTGCCGGTTTGCTTTGCCCGGCGCTCCACCTTGTCGAGATTGGCGCCGACCGTTTGCGTGATCTTGCGCATCTCGCGTTCAAGCTGCGTCTGCCGGACGCCGATCGCGATCAACAGTTGCTCTTGTTCCATCAGGCGGATTCCTTCCAAAGGTCGTCAAAGTCGTCGCGCTCGAATATCGAGCGGGTGTTGTCGTTTGCGGCGGCGCGGCTGACGGCCATGGCGCTGGCCACGGCGCCGTCGATCCGATCGAAGCGGTTGCCCTTGTGCATGCGCACAAGCCCGGTATCGTTTCGCGAGGCGACGACACTATCGAAGTGATGGCGCAAGACCGGGTGCCCGGTGTGCCTGATCTTCCGGCCGTTGACGGTGCGCTCGAGGTCGCCGATCGCCGGCCCCATGGTGAGCGGACCTTGCCGGAACTCGACAACCGGAAGCCCATCATCGTGCAGGCGTTGCATGGTCATGCGCGCCAAGTGTGGATCGAAGGCGATCTCGCGCACGTCGTAGCGGGCGCAAAGCTCTCTGATCTGGTCTTCGATCGCTTCCGGTTCGATGACCGGGCCGTCAATAACCGTGACAAGGCCGTTGTCGCGCCATACGGCATAGGGGACGCGATCGCGCTGCGAACGGCCCGTAAGGTCGTCGCCGGGAACGAAGAACCAAGGATAGATCGTGATCCGGCCGTCATGGTGCCGCCATGCCGCGACGATCGCCGTGAGGTCGCCGTTGACCGACATATCGACGCCGACGAAGCACGGCAGGCCTTCCATGTCGGCGAGAAGGTCTTCCAGCGCGTTGGGATTGGCCGGGTCGAGACTGATCTGGCCTTCATCATAGATGGCCATGTCGAAGAGCGGATCACGGCTCGCCGCTTTCCAAACGTTCAAGTTGAACTGCTCGAATGCGTGGCGTTCGGCCGGCCGGTGTTCGGCCTCGCGTGCCAGCGTGCGCATCCCGTCCAACGAGGGGAAGCCATACGCCAAGCCGGGATTGACGCGGTGCCACAGGGCTTCATCGCGCCAGTCGAAATCGCCTTCCGGTTCGAAGATGATCGGCAGGAAGGCCGGGTTATCGATCTCGCCGCGCGCGACCTTCCGGGCATAGTCGTATTGCTCAAACCCGATATTCTCGGTGCCACGGCCGGCCGTCGTGGCGATAACCATCAATGACCTGCTGGTCTTGACCATGCCCGACCGAAGAGCCTCCCAAAGCTCGCGGCCCTTCCAAACGTGGATTTCGTCGACCAGCACGAAGGACGGCGTCTTGCCGTGCTGCGATGCGCCGTCGCTCGAAATCGCCTGTAGCGAGACGTCGTCGGCGCGATAGACGATCTTTTTCACGCTGTTGTGCGCGTCGTAGATGCGCGTCGCCTTCACGAGGCGCTTGTCCATGCGCACGATGTTCGCGGCCTCACGGAAGCCGAGCCCGGCTTGCTCGCGATCGGACGCGGCGAAGATGACTTGCCCGGCCGGCACTCTCTCCGGTCCCAGGGTGTGCAGGAGCGCCAGCGCGGCGGCGAGGCTGGTCTTCCGGTTGCCGCGCGGGATCATCCAGAAGACGGTTTCGACAATGCGCCGGCCATCGGGATGGCGCGGTCCGTAAATGCGCCGGACCATCCGCTCTTGCGGCGGGAAAAGCTGGAATGCACGGCCGGGCGCCGTGCTGTTCGGATGCTTCAGCGTGCGCAGGAAGTCGACGGCGTCCTGCCCGTAGCCGAACGGGTCATCGATCGGCGAGCCGTCAAAGATCCAATACGGAAAGGTGCTCTTGCTCATGGGCGGTTGCGCCCGATCGTGAGCGGGTTCGGCTCATCGTCCGCCTCCTCGCCGCTTTGCACCCGCGCACGCGAGACCGGCGACAGGCCGTATTCGGCAGCAAGCTGGCGCGCCGTCTGCATCGCCGCGTTCAACATGCGGAAGAGCTTCGGATCGATCACGCCGCCGCTGCGCAACTGGCCTTCGATCTCGCGCACGATGCCGCGCGCCATGCAGAAGTCTTCCACGCCGCCAAGATCGGCCTTGGTGACGATCCGGTCTTGAATGAGGCGCGGCATGACGCGCCGCCATTCGGCCTTGGCGTGCTCGCTGAAGTATTTGGGCGGTGGCGGTGCCTTGGTGAGCGGATCGCGATCTTGCGCCAGCGCCGGCTTCACGCCGCGAAGGTGCGTCATTGCCGGATGCGCTCGCACCGCAATTCGAGCGCCCGGCGCCGGCCGATCTCGACAACGGCCCGGATGTGGTAGGCCGCGCCGGCATAGGTCAGCCGGTCATCGGTCGTGATGTCGACAGACGGAATCCAGCGGATGCGGAAGAGCCGAGTTGCCGTCTCAGCCTCGCCGTAGCCGGTCGCCGCTTCGTCCGTTGTCGCCTCGACAAGCTCCGCGCGCACGGTGGCAAGGTTCGTCCAGGCCGACACGACAGCGCCCGAATCCGCAACGGTTTCGGATTTGCGCTGAAGCGTGATTGTGCGATCAAGGCGGCCGGCTTGCATCAGATCGTCCACCTGATCACGGTTTCGACCGACAGCACGCCGTGCCCATAGGCCGGGTCGGGATCACGCGGCCACACAAGGCGGGTAAGCGCCCATTCATCGAAGCTGAAGCCATCGCCGGCCGGCGCATCGCGCAAGGCGTCGGCGAGCACGCCGCCGATCGCCTTGGCGACGTTGGGGCCGGCTTCGGCTTCGATCGCCCAAATATGCAAGTCGAGAAAGACGCGCGCCACGTATTGCCCGGCCGATGCACGGCCAAGGAATTGCGTCGTGCCGCTGGCGATGATGATGGCCGGGAGCTTGTCGGCGCGCGTGCTGCCGGCGCGAATGTGACCGGCCGGCACAAGTGCGGTGATCGCCGGGGCGTTGATCAGGTGCGCGCGGATGGCCGTCTGTAGGGCAAGGGTCGGTTCAAGCATCACTTACCCCAATCCCGGCGGATGCCCTTACGCATCGCGGCGGCGACGCGGCGCTTGATCCGGGTCTTCAGGAGGTTCACGGCTGGCCAGAAATACGGCTGCGCCTCAGCGTCGGCCGTGCCGTATTCGACAAGGTGCGGATAGCGCACGTCCGTGTTGCCGACCGTCACCACGATCTCAGCCGGCCCGGCGACACGTGAGCCGCCCGGCTGCGAATAGGGCGGCGTCGTGCCGCCCGGCGGCGTCATGGTGATGGACTCGATAAGCGCGCCGGTGTCGCGCGAGGCTTCCGCGAATTGCTTCATGGTGCCGACGAGCTCGCCGCCCGACTTGACCGCGACGGGTGCGACTTCCTCGACTATCGCTGCCGGAATCGCTTCGATCCGGCGCATGATGCGCCGCACCTGATCAGAGTAAGCCATGATCAGACGCCCCACTCGCGATAGGGGCGCAACAGGTCGCGCACGCCGAACGGGACTTCGGCGCCGGCATTGCCGAACGCGACTGCCTCCCGGCACTCATACCAGTGCGCGGCAAGCTGAAGGACGGCTTCGGTGATGGTCGCCGGGAGCGGATCGAAGTCGGCGAGCGCCTTGCCGAGATAGTCGGCCGTCCACGCTTCGGCCGCTGCGATCTTGTGCGTCAGAAGGGCGTCGTCGGCGTCGTGGTCAACGTTCAACTGCGATTTGAGAAGGGCGAGGGAGACCGTCATTGCGCGTCCTGTGAAAAATCTATTTCGGGCCGATCTTGCGCGGCACTCCCCGCGCCGGTCCCCTCGAACGCCTTCAGATTGGAGACCACCCCCCGGCCCAGGTCGGTAATCTCAATGCGCACAGTGCCGATGGTGATGGCGAAGCCGTTCGGAAGCGGCTTAGGGTCAACGCGGCTGGCGCTGCCCGGCTTGGCGTGCTTAGCCATGTTGATGGCGTCGCCGATGGACATACCGGCGCCATTCACCCGATAGCGAAGGGTCCCGTATTTGATGCCGGCGCACCGCGCCCACTCGCCAAGCGTCAACGTCTGACCGTCGTGGGTGTAGGTGACGTTCTTCTTCGGCTGCTGGTCCGGGAGCCGTTGGCCGGGTGCAACCTCCATCGGCGCGGTGATCGCATCCTCGACAGACAGGCCGGCATTGATACGATCAATGATCAACTCGGCAGGGATACCGTAGTCGAGCGCCCATTCGGTGATCGGCTGCGTGACGCCGTCGTAGGTGAGAAGATCATTGCTGGTCATGGCCGGCGCTCCTGTGCCGCCTCAATGGCGTTGCACCGCTGGCAGCCGGGCCGCCAGTTCGATCGGACCATGCGCAGATCGGGGCGCGTGCGGATGCTGACGATGTGCATGACGACGGTCGCCGGCTGGCCACAACGGGCGCACCAACGGTTGTGGGGTTCGGCGAGGAACGCCTTCGCGGCCTCTTCCCATTCGCGGGTGTAGCCGCGCCTACGGGCGTTCGGGCGCTTGCGATCGAAGCGGGCCTTACGGGCGTGATCGGCCGCCAACTGGCATGCGCAGCGCGCGCCTGCCGGAACGATCTTGCCACAGGAGCACAAATGCGGCGGGCGGGCGCTCATTGCCGCTTGCCTCGCTGTAGAGAGGCTTTCAGCGAGGCAATGCTGTCCTGCACTTCCTCGCGACTGACTTCCTCGCGCGGATCGTAAGCGGGCTTGTCGCTGGCGATCTTGTCGGCGGCGCCGTGGATCGCCTTCAGCTTCGCAAGATGCGCGCGATTGGCGACGATGATCTCGTTAGGCGTTGCGGCCATGGTTTCGGCCGGCGACCAGCCGAGCCAGCCTGTGCCGATGCCGAAGAGGTCTTCAAGGTAGGGCGCAATCCAGTCGGGTTGATCGGTCGGGGAGTCGGCCTTGTTGGCGCTGGCCTCATTGGCCGTGCTGCGATCCGAGCCGAGAAGGGCCAGGATGAACGCCAACAGCGGCTCGACAAGCTCGGGGAGGAACTTGGCGCCCTTGGCAGAGATGGCGCGGATAAGGTGATGCGCCGTGTCTTGGTCGGTGCCTTCATAGATCAGATCGGCGATCATGCCGAAGTGGCCTTCGGTAATGCCGACGGCGAGCTTGCGCAGATCGTGTCGCGCGTGAAGGCGGATTGCGGCCCGCAATGACGGTCGCAAGCGCACGGCATTACTGCCGAGCGGGATGGCGACGATGTCGTTTGCGAGCCGCATGGTCGGGGATCTCCGATCGCCTTTAAGCAACCGGGGAGACGGCCGGATCGCCGAGCACGGCGACTGCGCCGAGGGCGATGGACGTTCCGCCCGCCTTGGTCAGGGCGAGGCGCACATAGCGCTTGAAGCCGCGATAGCCGAGCTTGTAGGCGGCCGATGCCGCCAGCGTGGCCGGGGCGTTGGTGTCGACCACGGCAGCGTCGGCGTCGGTGAAGTCGCCGGTCTGGTCCGTGTCGGACTCCTGCACCTTCACGCCGAAGTCGCCAGCGCCGACGATCGCGCCGGTGTTGACGACGAACGCGATGCGGCCGAAGCCCTTCAGGTCGATGGCGGCGCCGGTTTCGGCCGCCGCCTTGACGGCCGGGACGATGGCGAGGGCGGCGCCGATGTTGGAATAGAGGTCACGCATGATGATTGGTCCTTTCTTCGATCGGGCTTAGGCCGTGGCCGTCTTCAGCTTGCGGAAGCGCGCCGTCTGAAGCACGCGGCCGCCGGTGCGCCGGGTCGCGTGAATGCGGGTGATGCCCTTGCGCGCCTGCGTGTAGGGATCGGACAGGACCGACAGCGCCAGCCGATCGATGATGCGATAGGCGCTGAAGTCGCCGAAGATGATCGGGAAGTTGCCGTCGCCGATGTCCGGCATGTCGACCATTTCGACCACGGGCTTGCCGAGAACCGTTTCGGGCTGGCCAGCCTGATAGGACGGCTGCCACAGATAGTTCTGCTGGCCGTCCTTCAGCTTGCGGACGGCGGCGAGCGTCGTGCCGTTCATCGCCCAGGCGGCGCCCGATGCGTTCCGGTAAGCGGCCGGGAGCGCATACAGGAGGTCGATCAGCTTGTCGGCGCTGAGGTTCGTGGCGTGGCCGTTGACGGTGTGCAGTATGTCGGCGTTCGCCATGAAACCTTCCGGCTGTTTGACGCCCGAACCGCCGACGAAGGCGACCGCTTCCTTCAGGCCGAAATCTTCGGCGAGCGCGAGGCGGACTTCCGCTTCGGCCGCACCGCCGCTGTCGGCGAGAAGCTCATTCGAGATGTCGACGAAGGTGCGCACCGCGTGAACGGGCACTTCCATCAGGCCGAACGAAACGTCGGACTCGCCGGCTTCCTCGGTCTCGCCCTCCCACTGCGCATTGGTGATGCCGGTGCGGCGGGGATACTTGACGGACGGTGCACCGGTCGTGCGCACCGACGCAAAGCTGCGGATCGGCGAGAACTGGACCAGATCGCGGATGAACTCCGACGACATTTCCGCCGGGGCGAGATAGCCGGCCTGCGGATCGCTCGAAACCGTGAGCGCCTTCAGGTCATCGATCGGCGTCTGGTTGCCGTGGCGAAGGTAGGTGCCGAACGCCTTGCGCTCGATGCCGTCGTCGTTGTCGTTCGCCTTCGGTGCGGCCGGGCGGTTGAACTTGGCTTCGAGCTTGTCGAAGCGTTCCGTGAGCTTGACCGTCTCGCCGGACTTGGCTTCGACGCTGGTCAGACGCGCTTCGACGGCCGTGCGGAAGTCGGCGAGCGCCTTGGTGACGATGTTGTCGGCGTCGTCATCGCCTTTCAGTTCAAGCGGGGATACGTGCTGCATTTCAGGTCCTCTGAGAGAAGAGCGCCGTGGCGCGGTTGATGGCGTCGGCAATCGCGAGCGCCTTGACTGCCGACTTCGCAGACGTGATCCGCGCGCCGGGATGCATCGGGAGGGCGACAAGCGACGCCTCCAGCAATTCGAGTTTCGAGATGGTCCGGCCGCCGCCGGGACGCGCGAGCGCCTTGCGCGTGACGAAGCCGACGCTGATTCCGCGCACGGCGCCCGACTTCACAAGGGCGCGGACTTCGCGAGCACGGGCGACGTCCTCGACAAGCAACTTGCCCTTCAGGTGCAAGCCGTCCGGCCGTTCGGTCGCTTCCGTCCAGACGCCGACGGGGTCGTTCTGGTCATGGCCGAAGAGCATCGGCAACGGCAGCCTGGCGTCGGCGAAGGCGCCCTTTTCGATGACGTCGCCGACGCGATCGGGGGAGCCAAACGGCCAAGCGAGGCCTTCGATCTCGCCGCTGTCGCCAGCCATGAACTTGGTTTCGAGGAAGAGCTTATCCATTGGCCGGGGCGTCCTCATTGGCCGGCTCGCCGAAGTAGGCACGCTCAAGGATCGCGACGGCGAGCGGGAAGGTTTCGGCGAGCGGGCGGCCCTTGGCGTAGGTGTTGACCAGCGCGGCGGCGTCGGCCGGCGTGGTGCCGCCGCCGATCAAGCCGAGCCGGATGGTCTCGATAAGGTCGCCAAAGGCGAATTGTCCGGCGAAGACGCGCTTGCACAGGGTGCCGATGCCGGCGCCGGTCTTGCGCTCCAATTCGATGATCAGATCGGCCGGGAGGGCGAAGGCGTGCTCGCCGTCGCCGAAGAACGCAACGTGCGTCATGCGGCTTCTTTCTCGGCGGGCAAATCCGCAACGGTTGCGGAAGTGCCGGGTGTGATGTTCGGATTTGCCAGCGTGTCGCCGCCATCAAGCGGGGCCAGGTTGAGGCCAGCCCTGACTTCGTTGGCCGTCATGGCGCCCATGGCGCGGAACTGCTGATAGACGGTCGCGCGCGTGGCGGCGTTGGCCGTCAGAAGATCGTCAATGACGAACTCGACATAGAAGCCGGCCGCGCGCTCTTCTGGCGAGAGAAGGACGCGGGCATATGCCCATTCCCAAGCGTCCAGCCATGACCGGAGGGTGAGCGTCAGGAACGATTGAAACATCTCTTCGGCGTTCGACCACGTCGCGCGGGAAAGCTCGAAAAGCAGATGCGGCGGCACGCGGAAGACGCGGGCGATTTCGTTCACCTGTTCGATGCGCATTTCGAGGAACTGCGCATCAACCGACGTCATGGTGACGGGCTTCAGCTTCAGGCCGTCGTCAAGGATCAACGGTTCGGTGGCGTCATTGGCGCGCCATGCCCGATACATCTTGCGGACGTTGGCGATGGTCGTCACGCCGCCGTCGCTACCGCCGAACTTGTTGTCCTTCTCAATGACGGACGAAGGACGTGCGCCGCCTGCGAAGAGGCGTGCCGCGTGCTGTTCAAGCACGCTGGCGAGAGCGATGGCTTCACGGCCGGCGTTGATCGGCGCGAGGTCCAGCGGCGCCCGAATGTGCAGGATTTCGGTGTAAGGGTAGGTGCGCACCCGGTTGCCGTCGCGCGCCTCATAGATCGGCTCGCCGGTCGTCTTGTCGGCCTTCACGGTGACGCATGCCGGATCAAGCCGGATGAACTCGATAACGCGGCCGTTAACACGGTTCGCCCAGGCAAAGCCGCCTTGATTGTAGAGAAGGGCGTCGGCAGTCAGCCGGGCGCGAAGGTCGCCGGCCGACGTCCAATCGTTCGCCTCGCGATGCACAAGGCGATAGGCCGGGTGATCCTTAGCGGTGCGCTTCCCGCCGTCGTCCGCTGCAAAGACTTTGGCGGGAAGCGCACCAATCGTGCCGGCGATAAGCACGATAGCTGAATAGACGGCAGGAACGCGAAGCGCCGTGGCGGGCGTGACAGAGGCGCCGGAAATGGTCGGCGTGATGCCGAAGATTTCGAGCGCCAGAGGGTCGGACAGCGTCACGGACTTCTTGTCGGTGACGCCGCCGAACTTGGCCTTCAGATACGCGAAGGGACGCAACGCGGAACTACTCCTAAGACTGAACTTAGGAATATTGTCTCATGTCCGATTCCGCGTGTGAATCCCCTTTTTTTCGGTTTCTAGGAATTTTTTCCGAAACGCCGATAGCTCAGTCCCGCGAGCCTAGATTCTTCTACTAACTAGGCTATATTCGCTGCGCCTAAACAGGAGGCCTTGAGACTAGTAGTTAGAACGGGGGAAGAAAATGAAGAATGCGATTCTTGCCTTCACTTGCGCCGTCACAGTCGCGATTAGCACGAGTTATTCACTTGCCGCCGGGCCGCAGAACGCTACATGCGTTGCCAACTTCCCGGGATATGGTTCGGGAACCCTTACCATCAAGAACGGCAAGCCAGTGGCCTATCGGACCAGCACCTACATTGCCAGCTCGGTGAGTCGATCCGGAAACACCATTCGCATCGACGCTGCAAGGTTCACGATCACGAGCGAGAGCGCGAACGCCCTAATCGGAAATTGGCGGCTCGGTTCGTATCACCCAAACGGCGTCAAGTTCGCGTGCCGGTAGTCTAGATCAGGGGGTAAGGCTTCAGCCGATCGATCGCCTTCTTCTTCGCAGTGATCGTCACGTCGCCATAGTTGTCGCCGGCCGTGCGCGCCGCGTGCCCTTGGATGGCGTCAAGCACCCGGTCGGATATCTCGGCTTCGCGGCCGATGGTCTTGAACCGATGGCGCCAGCCATGGTTCGGCGACACGCCCTCGGGGATCACGTCCAGCGACTGAAGCCACTGACTGACACGGCCGGCTGTCGTGCGCGCGCCCTGAAGCTCGCCGCCCGGCTTGGCGGTGTGGAAGAGTGCGCCATCCGGCGCCGATCGGACGAAGTCGAGAAAGCCAAGCTCGACAAGCTGGCGGTGCAACGGCACGTCGCGATACTGGCCAGTCTTGACCGAACCGGCATCGGGCGTGATGCGGATGATCGCTGTCCCGCTTTCCTCGCGCACGTCCTGCTTTCGCAGTTGTGTGATCTCGACAATGCGCGCGCCAGTGAAGGCGCATAGCAGCGACGCCCAACGCTTAGCGGCGGTGGTCTGCGCAGTTTCGTTGTTCGCCGTATTGCCACGGGCGGGCGGCGTGTAGGCGCGGCACGCCTTCAGGATCGCCAGTGCCTCTTCATCACGGAAGCCGCTCTCTCGCGCCTGTGTCGGCTTCAGCACCTTCACCTTGACGCCGTCGGCGGGGTTGGCCGGTAGGCGCTCATTCTCGACAGCCCATGCCAGCACGGCGCGCACGCTGGCGAGGTATGTATCCTTGACGGTCTTCGGCGACAACTTTTCGAGCTTGACGTCGCGCCATTTGATCACGTCCTGCTTGGTGATCTGGACGGCATCGTTGTGCCCGACAAACCGCCCAAGGTCTTCGAAGACCGGCGTCCAGCGCCTACGGGCCTCCCTGCCCTTTCCGTTGTGTTCAAGCTCCTTCAGGTAGTCATTCAACAGCGTGCGCAGATAGACAGGCGGACGCTCGTCAGCGGGCGGCGTGGCGTTGGCTATCAGCGGGTGCGCCGGTTCGCCGGTAAAGTCGCCTTCGTCGCGTTCGGCTACACGCGCCAGCGCCTCATACTCGGAAATGCAGATCGCACGGGCCAGGGCGCGCCAATCGTCTGTTCCGGGTGTGGCCGTGGTGTTGCCGATCTTCCTGAAACGATCGATCCGGTGCCCGACGAGGTCGACGAGTTCGGCGTCGGCAAGTTGCCCGGCGATGCCGCGCCGAAGCTGCGCAACGAAGCCGTCATCGATCGACACAGACGCCCATTGCGGCCCAGCGTTACGCAAGGCTTCGTCTTGCGCCAGCCGGTCGGTGTAGTTCCGTAGCGCGATCTGGTCATCGGCGAGCGGATAGCGGCCGATGGTGACTTCCTTGGCGCCGGCATCGACGGCGCGCCGTTCGGCGAGCGCGATTTCGTGCTGTAGCAGCGCGACGGCGCCGGGGAGCTTTTTCAGCGCCTCGCGACGATCCGGCCCTAGCGGCTTGCGCAGTTCGGTCCTGCCGACGAACTTCCGAAGCTCGGTCGGCACTACCAGCCGGGCGAAGTAGCGCCCGTCACGGTCCAGAAGATTGCGCACCTTGCCAGCCATCGCCGCCGCCTTTTGTTACGAAATTTGTAACATCAATATGGGCGGAAACCCTTACGGGTCAAGGCTTTCAGCGATTTCAAGGGGATGGGCTGGTGCTGCGAGAGAGGAT